ATTTTAAAGTTAGGCTTATTAAAGCGGTGCCCGCCGCTGCTCGCTCCTCCGACTTCAAAACCCCCGTCGAAACCATTGCGTCCCCAAACAAGAGATTTTGCTATTAAAGTATAACCAAAAAATCGTAAATTGTCAATGTCAAATAATCCCGTATAATCTAAATTTAATTTTTTATAGAGAGCGCTCAAAGAGAACGCTCTCTATAAATTTTATATTTCAACACTTACATTGAACTTTTTGAGCCAATAGTTAAGCTGAAGAAGATATGCGATTGTCTGGGGCGTTGCCATAAGCTGACCATACCACATCTCGCTTGCCGAAGCTCCCACAAGTGATTTAACGGCATTGTAATCTGCTATTTTAAATAGCGGTTCTTCGGGATTTTCCAGAAGTTCCGTAAGAAGCTTTTCCACTGCCAGTCTGTAGGACGGATTATGAGTTTTGGGATACGGACTTTTTTTGCGATAGAGAATTTCGGGAGGCAAAATATCCTCTGCTGCTGCACGAAGAAGCCCCTTTTCTCTGCCAAAAAGATCTTTTAACTCCCAAGGTACATTATACATATATTCCGCTATTCTGTAATCGCAAAATGGTACCCTTACCTCAAGGCCTGAATACATACTCATTCTGTCCTTGCGGTCAAGAAGAGTTTGCATAAACCAGTTCATATTAAGATATACCATTTCCTTCATACGTTTATCAACACTTTTGTCGCCTGAGTATTTTGGTGCCAATTCCACATACTCATCATAAAGCGAGTTTACATATCTTTTAGCATCTACGGATATGTCTTTGTTTAAAAAGCCGCTTCGGTATTCTGTCGACTGTGCCCAGGGAAAGCCATAGGCAGAACGTATTTTTTCATCTCTGTACCACGGATAACCGCCAAAAATCTCATCGGCACACACTTGTTGATATAGACAGTGTTATTCAAGCTTTGGATATAATTCAAGTGTAAAGTCATCTGCCGAATTCCCACGGAAAGCACCGTGTGTTGTTTTAAGATATACAGCTTTCGATATAACTTCTTTGAGCAAATTGTTTTTCTCTAAAGGAGATCCAAGAGAATTATATACAGCAAGAATGTTTTTTATTTTGGGAATCAGCATTTTACGCTTTGCACTTGTATTAGAAAATGCATCTAATTCAAACTTAATTTTATCATAATCTATTTGGGCAGAGTTTATTTTTTCTTTGAGTGTTGTTGCCCTTTGGGTATAGTCTTCTATGGTATATATATCCTGTTCCAAGAGTTCTTGTGCTTTTGCAAGCTGTTTTTTACTTGTTTCAATTGCGGTTTCTATTCTTGTAAGGCTATTGTTTAGTTCCGCCAAATAATTGTCGGAGTTATTGTTTGAGAACTGTTCTTCCAACTCGTATTTATGAAGCAGGGTTTGCAATGAGGCTAACATTCTTTGTTCAACAAGGTCATATGGAGCACTTACATTATCGCAGGTTTTTGCGTGACATACAAGATAATCTTTTTTATTCTCGGAATATGATTTCCGAAAGACCATTTTCCGACCGCATTTTTTACATATGACAAGGCTTGCCAAAGATCCTCTTAATTCGTTTTTATATCCTATAGGCATTGCAGGTTTCTCTAAAAGAGTTTCTTGTGCCTTAAAGAAGATTTCTTCACTTATTATAGCTTCGTGCATACCATCTACCAATATACAATCATTGTTGTAATTTATAGGACGAGATGTGATTCTTTCGCCATTGAGCGTCTTTTTGACTTTTTTTCTATATCCCCATCGTATTTTTCCACAATAGGTCGGATTTGTGATGATGTCCTTAATTGTTTCCTTTTGCCAATAATCGTGACGGATAGGTGGAATATGCATTTCATTGAGTTTGCGGGCAACTGCCTGCATACCAAGGGGAGTATATATGCCGTTTTCATCTGTGGAGCCTTCGGTATATAACTTATAGATAAGTTTAACTACCTTTGCATCTTCGGGAATTATTTCCAGAGTATAACCCTTATCGTTTGGTATTTTTACTTTACGGTAACCAAACGGAGCTATACTGCCTACAAATTTTCCTTCTCGGGCGGATGCTTCTCTTCCTCTTTGCAATCTGCGGTTAATAGTCTTGTATTCTCTCCGAGACATAAATAAACCAAATTCAAAGTATTCTTCATCGAATTCGTCGCAAGGGTCATAAGTTTTTATAGGTGTTATAATTTTGGTGTTACTGTATTTGAAGCACTGGGAAACTATTCCCTGGTCAATGGTATCGCCTCTGGCAAGTCGCTCTACTTCCATTACAAGTACACCTGTCCACATACCTTGCTCAACTTCTGATAGAAGCTGTTGCATAACAGGACGGGAAGATATGGTCTCACCGGATACAATTTCTTTATATATTGAACACAGATTTATGTGCATCCTTTTTGCAAGGTCCTTGAGTGAGTTTTCGTGTCTTGCAAGTGTTTCCCCCTCACCGCGAAGCTCGGCTTCCATATCAACACGGGATTTACGCACATAAGCACAGTATTTACCGTCTAACATATTTTGTATCATATAGAATACCCCCTTTGATTTTTATTGACAAATCAAACGAGATATGCTAAAATACACTTATCTTTGGGTGTGCTTTTAGCATATCTTTTCAAGGTGCTCCAACACCTTGATTTCCGTCCTGCTCCAACAGGGCGGATTTTTTTATTTTAAAATTCTACTTTACATTCTACGACTTTTCCGATTACATCAATGTTTGTATCTTTAAGGTTATAAAATTGTATGTTATGTTCTGGGTTAAATGATTGAGGTATCAGTTGTACAACCTCGCCGTCTTGTCTAAACCTCTTTACAGTAGCATCATCGCTACCGACTCTTACTACGGCGATTTCGCCATTTTCAACAATGTCTTGTTTTCTTACTATTATAATGTTTCCATCATTTATTTGTGCTGCGGACATGCTATCTCCCTTAACTCGTAAAGCAAAGTACTCAGCTCCGCCGTTTAATTCGGTATAGGTGTAACCCTCTATGTGATCGTCTGCATATAAAGGAAGACCAGCTGATATAAATCCAAGTATTGGAATTTTGTGTATTTTTGGATTATAGGGAGTACCTATGTTATTGTCCTTTGAAATTACTCGTTTGTTTTCTTTTAAAATACTAAATCCCATTAGACTATCAATACTAACATTAAAATAGTCTGCAATTTTTTTTAGTGTTGCATCTGCTTTTGGAATTCGTTTCCCCTGTTCATACATTCCAATTGTACTTTTGGAAACACCAATTATTGATGCTAGCTCTTCTTGGGATAGTCCTTTTGCTTTTCTAAGATTTCTTAAAACGTCAGCAAACATATAATCACATCCTAACCACCATCAATTATATACACAAAAAGTGTATATGTCAACAACAAACACCACATTTTGTGAAAAATATACAAAATTTAAAAAACACATTGACTTTAACCACAAATCGTGGTATTTTATAATAAAGACCACGATTTGTGGTCTAAGTTGACAAGAAAGGAGCATGAGAAATGGATACAAAACAGGAAACAGTAGTTATTATAATGGATTACATTAAGGCATTACGTGACCAAATACCAAATCCCGAACAGGTTTGTTTGTTACATGAAATGGTGGAATTCTATAGGATTCTTATGACGATATGAAGTTATCTGTGTGATTTGTATATAGCCTCATATATAGTGGTATAAAAATCTGCTATCTGTTTAGCGTTATGTTGATTTTTTGCTTCTGCCTTTTCGTAGTTGCTTTTCCATGGTGTGTTGTCAAAGTCAATCATATTATTTTCAATTGCTGTTTTTGTAAGGAGCGAAGCTGCTTCTATAGAGTTCATTATATCACCTCCTTGCATGAATACTTAAACTGTTCGGGATTAAAAACACATTAACACAATCTGTGCATAATTTCTACATGCAATTCGAGATGTTTACAATTATTTTACATATAAGTTGTTAGGAGGTGATGTTTGTGGGAATTAAAATAAATGAATTTAGAAAATCCATCGGAATTTCTTTGGAAGATTTTGCAGGAACATTAGGTTATTCAATTTCATATGTAACAAAAATCATATATGGACAAAGGGAACCAAGTAGAAGCTTTTTTAAGAGGCTGAAAGAGAAATATCCCAGTATAGACTTAAATTATTTTTTTTAATATCAAAACCACGAAATGTGGTTTTGAACTAAACGATAACAGAGAAAGGAGAGGAGGGAGAATATGAATAGGTTAAAAATTTTTAAGGACAAAGAAGGGTTTTCAAAATTAGAGTTAAATGGAGTACCGCTTGAGCAGGTATTGGATTTTAGTTATAACAAAACCTCTGCACACGATAGCACAGAGGTTGTTATAAAACTTCATGTAGATGAACTGGGAGAAATCAATATCAAATAAGTGGGATTTTTGATATGAATTCCATTACTGCGGAAAGACTGTTTTTGAAACGGTTTTCCATAATGATTATGGCTTGATTTTTTAGTTCAAATCCACCATCCACATACATTTGTACATATCCACAATTTTTCAATTCAATAACTGAGTCATAATAGTCATCTCTTGTGACCTGTGGTATGTATGTATTCCGTATGTTTTGGGTTTCGGAAAAATATACTGCTTCAGATTTTGACATACCATCTTTGCGACGTTGTAGATAGATTTTATATAGTTCGCAAAGTATACGGTATGTAGCATTTGTTAAATTAACTTCTGACATTATAATCGCCTCCTTTTAGGTGATTATAGCATAGGGAAGGGCAAAATTCAAGGAAACAAATCAAAGGGAGAGAGGTGAGATAGATGCCAGAAACACAAGACTTGAAACAAATAATCTTGAAAATTCAAGACAAAAACTGTAATTATCTGCGACATAGGAGTAACGATAACGAGGTAAAGAAGAAAGGGGGGAGATAGATGTGGATAAATACGATATCGCATTGATTCTATCGATTATATCAATAATTCTTACTATAGTAACTAAAATTAAGAATAATTTTTAATTTATATGTATTTTGGTTTAATATTAAATATTTCTTCTGGAATATCCAAATTCAATAGTTTAATGCCACGATTTGTGTGAAACTTGATATGTTTAGGTGAGCGTAAAAAATGCCCTTCTTTTACTGGCGATGTGTAATTGATATAAAAGAATCCACCCCAAACACCAAGACCTTCTATGGTGTGAGGTAATTGCTCAGAGAGATATGTGCGTTTATTTTCAATAACGCCACCAACTCGACTTGTTTTTTCAAGTATTATTTCTGGCACCCATCCAAATTCATAAGATTGTTCATCATATTCGAAGAACATTCGACTTATTGATATGGGAAGCCGTGAATGGTTTTCTATTGATAATTGGAAATATATTAACTCGCGACTATTGATAGGACCTGTATTACATAGTTTACAATTTATGCTCAATTTTGAACGATTGTTCCAAAGGTCCTTCGCAAAATTCCATAAAGATAAAACAAACCCAAATACAGCTATAGCGAATGTAATATTACTTTTGGTTAAATATTTCAAAATAATCAGCTCCTTTAAGCTGATTATAACACGATAATTTATTGGTTTCAAGAAAAGAATAATAATTAAAAATCGGAGGTCAAAAATGATTTATTTTATTTGTTCAGCATTATTAGCAGCGGTTATTGTATTAGCCGTTCAGAGTATCAAGTGGTACATTGCTACCGTAGCACTTATCAAGTGGATATCAAAGGCAGGTCTTACTCCACCTTCGCTTGATGAGATACAGCAAAGTGTAAGCAAGGTTGTAGGGAATATTATTAAAAAATTTTTTGGATGGAAATGAAAGTGTTATTCAAGCGGTCAAGCAGTACATTCATATTTATATAACGAGGTGATAAAAATGGCTGTTATAGCTAAGTACAAAATAGGTAATTCAAAAATCGTAATTCGTGATGACGATTGTGTGAAAACACCGGAAGAACGCAAAAAAATACTGGATAACATATCAAAGCTTGCGGCATCTTGTGTGTCCAGAGGCGGTATCAATGACACGCCGATGGAGTTTGATGATCCCATAATAGATGTTGGTCCGGATGGTGATTGGGATTCTGCAGGAACTGTAATATATCCCGGCAGACCTATCACGGCATAATTATACGGACTTCTGTCCGTATGGATAAAAGTAGGACAAGGAGGTAAAAACGTGAGTTACAGGACGTGCCCTTACTGCAGAGCAAACATTGACTGCGGTGAACACTGTGATTGCAGAAATGAAAATACGAAAGCGGAGGTAAAGGATTATGAGGTTAAGGATAGTAAGTCCGGAGAGGTTTTGCACGGTAGTTGCGATACTGGTAATGATAGCGTTCTTATTGGGTTGCGTTTGCTCAGGGAACGGCTACGAAGTTGAAGAGGTATCTATACACGATGGAGATACTCTATGGAGCATAGCAGATAAATACACGGATGATAAAGAGGATGTAAGAGAGACTGTACATATAATCAAAAAAATCAATGGAATGGATGATGTAATTGTTTATCCCGGTGAGGTGATATATGTTCCGATATATGTTAAATAAAAAAAGCCCCGACCGCCAAAGCAGTCGAGACCATAACCAAATTTATTTTAGCATACAATTACAAAAAATACAAGTAACAATATAAAAATCGGAGGAAAAAATGTCTAACATATTATGCGAATGTTCACAATGCGGACAAGATATATACAAGGAGTATTCCTTTTATAAAGACAATGAAGATCACTACTTCTGCGATAAAGACTGTGCAATAGATTTTGCGATAGAATGTCGCGGTATTATAAAGACCGATTATGAGGGAGAGAGACCATAATATGAGTAAATTAACAGTATACAACCAACTCATTCAGAGCCCTGATGAATGTCTTAGGTCAATTAACAGGGAAATAGGACTTAAAACTAAATGTGTTCCCTTTGCTGTTAAGGTTATAGAGGGACTTAAAACACTTAATATTAAAACAGAGCAGGATGCATTAAATGCGGCAAACACTTTGATGTCGGGTCTGCAGACTCTTTGGCAGGGCGGAGTTATGCCCGAGGATTACGACAAGATTGATTTCATCAAGCGAGGAAATGTCATTGTACCAAGTGCAAGGGTAGAAGCCTTTCTAAGAGCAGCAGCAAGAAAGGGATATCGAATAACCGACACAATTGTTGCCGTGCCTGTTCCCGATGCAGACACTACATACTTCAAAGAGAATTTTTATGACGGCGACATAATTTACACCCTGGAAGACAAAAGGATAGCTCCCGACAGGGAGGTTACTGTGAAAAGAATGCTCGACAGATACTTTTCCAAATTCATATGCCGTCTTGATATTCACGATGTTCAGAAGAACAAAAGAGTAGTAATGACGGTATGTGAAATGAGCCTGGACGAAATCCTTACCGTAGCAGCTGCGAGTGAGCAGGGTTTCTATAAATCATTTTGGGAAAAACAAGGGCAAAAGAAGCGTAAGGTCGTAACAAATGAGCTTAACCCAAACAGCTTCTGGAGTAAGTGGACGGGCGAAATGGTAAACAAGACAATCATCCGCAGAGCACTCAAGAGAGTAAAGGAAGTTCTTCCAGAGCTTGAGGAAGCTATTTATGCATTTGAGCAGGAGAATATAGAGGATATTCCCGTTGTAGAAGATGAAATCGTGGTACCTATGAAAGAAAATATTCCCGATGTGAATTTGTACAAGCTTACAGAAGATCAGAAAGCAGATGCGTTAGAAACATATAATTTGTTTGTGGCAAATCCCAAGCTTGCAGAGGACAAGTTCATAGAGATAAAGGAACGCATAGCAAAGGGTGACAGCAGACAGGACATAATCAATGATGAATATGCAAGTCTTGTTGCTCTGCAGAGGTCAAAAACAAAGTGGGCGGAAATAGGGGGCTACTTCGATGAAAAAAACAAAGCTTAAGCAGGGAACACTTGTGTGGGAAAAGGCAAGGTCTACAAGAATAGGCGGTAGTGAGGTATATGACATTGTAAGATATTATGCTTCGGACGAAGATCTTCAAAACTGCGGTATCAATGCAGAGGACTTTAAGAACGAGGAGCCTTTTACTACAACCTGGGCACTGTATCACAAGATTATAAATGACGGAGTATACAAGAAAGAAGCTCTTCCGCCCGAATATGCAGAGTACGGCCATAAAGTAGAGCCATACGGTGTGTATGTTCTTCAAAAGAACCGCAAAAAGAAGCTGAGACCCGGGGAAGTGTATGTCAATGACAGGCTTGTTGCAAGCCTTGATATATCGGGATTTGCAGAAGAAGTTGATAGTTATGAGGAATTTAGCTACGGCAAAGGCCATCCGACAATAGGCGAAAGATTTGTGTGTGAGCAGAAGTCAATGCTTCCGCAAAAGTTCAGTACAAGACAGATACCTTTCAAGTACATAGTGCAGGCACAATATCAGTTGGAAATGACGAGGGCAGACTTCTATATTTTGCAGATTATGGTGCTTAAAGAAGACACTCCGTTCATACGGGGTAAGATTTGCCAGATGTCGAAGCCTACAAGATACAAATATCTTGATGAACATATGATGGTTAAGAATATATACTTCCGAAGTAATGAACATTTGGGACAGCTGATAAAAGTATGCCTTGACAGATTTTTCGATGATGTAAAGAACAAAAAAGAACCCACAGCATATATTTCGGGTGATAGTAAGCAGAACATCATAAGGAGCATACATCTTAATAGCGCATATAATCCCGATGCGGTAGCGAACTATGATTTATCCCACTTTGCTAAGCTGAGAGATAACAGCGAGAAGTGTGACAATGAGCTTCGTGAGGAAATACAGAGGATAGTTAATATCGCAAAGGAAAACAATGTCTGCAAATTTGACAGCGGTAACGGGATAACAGGAAAGTTTGATAAGATTGGACGATTTCTTATAAGAGTACCGGAGGATTACGAAAATGAAGCTAAGACCGTATCAAAATGAGGCTGTGTGTCACGCAGTTGATATGATTGCAGAGAGAGGAAATTCCCTTATAGTTGCAGGTACGGGAGCTGGAAAAACAATTATGATGGCTTCGGCAATAGGTAAGTTTTGCAAAGGTTTTCGTTCTACAAATGGAAGATATCCTCATATCCTTGTACTTGTTCACAGAACAGAGATACACGGACAGAATCACGGTAAATTTTCTCTTGTATGTCCTGAAATTCCAACCTCGGAAATTACGCAGGCAAAGAAAAGCCTAAGAGGATTTGTGCACTTTGGTATGGTTCAGACAGTTGTAAATTTATTACCGCAGTTTGAAAAATCCCATTGTTATTTTGACCTTATAGTAATAGATGAAGCACATCACGCAGCTGCTTCAACCTATGAGAAGATTATAGAATGGAACACCATAGGAAATCCCGATACGGCAGTTCTCGGTGTGACAGCTACACCAAACAGAGGTGACGAGCTTCCGCTTGTACACCTTTGGGACAACTACTTTCAGATAACCACAAAGTTCCTTATAGACAGTCATTATCTTGTTAAGCCTACATTTCTGGATTTGTCTCCTGTATTTACAACGGGCGACAAGGTGGAAAAAGGTCACCTTGGTAAATACATACAAAATGATATGGAAGGCAGGGCGGTAATATCCAAGCTGTGTGATGATTACCTTAAAAACAAATTGCCCGGGAAGACGGTAATTTTTGCTCCCTCGCATGAGTTCTGTGAGATGATATTTGACATCCTCAAGGAAAAGGGCAGAAATCCTGCTTACCTTGCATTAGGACTTGATGAGGTTACAAGAAAGAATGTTCTTGACAGCTTTGAAAACGGCGACTGTGATGAGCTTATCAATGTTGACATATGCACGGAAGGATATGATTATCCTCAGCTTGCAAATCTTGTGGACTTTGATACTAACGGAACACACGGCCAATGGGTGCAGAAGGTCGGAAGAGTCTTGAGGACGGCACCAAACAAGGTTAAATGTCTTGTAATGGATTTCGGCGGAAATGTAGATTTATACCCCGAAGGCGTTGAAACCGATGTAAATCTTGAGGGAGCAGTTAAGAATCCGAGAGGAAGAAAGCTCACCGAGGATGATTTTTTCAAAAAAAGAGCTTCGGGCGAAAGGTTTACAGCACAGATTGCAGGTCAATATGAGGAAGTATACACACCGTATCACCTTCCCGATGGATTTGAAACTGTCAACGATGCTGACTACGGAATAGTTACCGTGGCTTGTGGTGAAAATGCCGACTGTATTCTTGTAAAGAAGGACGAAACATATCGGTTGTTTGTCGGAAACAAAAGCTCGTTAAAATTGAATTTTAGCGGTGATTTCAAAAGGTGTATGGAACAGGCAATTAAACATATAGGCAAGCCGATTAAAGCGGACAAGCCCATAAGCAGAATGCAGATTAAATTGCTTGCACCAGAGTATCCCACATCGGCACTTGATTGGTACGGTGCGAACTGTTGCATAACATGGAAGGTATGGAAGGATACGGTTGTTAAATTGATGTGAAGGGGGTTAAGTTGTGGAAGCGGTAGGAACCATACACAAAGTTAAAGATAATATGGCAATCATCGTTGCCGCTGTTGACCCTTATCTTGTTGAAAGGCAGAAGATATCAAGGTGCCTGGTAAAGTATGATGACGGCAGACACATAACTGCCCATCAGAGAAAGAAGGTTTATGCTATCCTTGGTGATATCGCAGAGTTTACAGGCAATATTCCGGAATATGAAAAGGAACTGCAGAAGTGCTTCTTTATTGCAAGGTATGGCGGTGAGGATTTTAGCCTTTCGGATTGCTCGGTAAGTACTGCAAGAGAGTTTATATCCTACCTCATTGACTTCTGCTTCGAGAACAATATCGGTACCAGAGATACACTTCTGAATAATACGGACGATATCAGCCGATATCTTTATTCCTGCCTTGCAAACCGCAAGTGCGCCGTATGCAATAAAAAGGCAGAAATACATCATTGCGAAGGCTCAAGGGTGGGTATGGGCTTTAACAGGCGGAAAATTGACAATGTAGGCAGATATGCAATAGCTCTTTACAGGAAGTGTCACAACAAAGCTCACAACGATGAGAAGAGATTTTTTGATAAATACCATATATACGGAATTAAACTTGATAAATATCTTGTTGATAAGCTTGGTCTATAGGAGGATATATGAAAAAGTTAAGTCAATGCGAAATGATAATAAATTACATCAAGGAATTCGAAAGTATAACAACTCTGCAGGCATTTAGAGACATAGGATGTACGAGACTTGCATCGAGAATAAATGACCTTAAGAATCAAGGTTATAGGTTCAGGGACGAGTTTGTGACGAGTAAGAACCGATACGGAGTTAAGGTCAGCTACAAGAAATACTACCTGGAGGGAGATAATGGAACCGTGGATAAAACTGTACAGGAAGTTTAGGGAGTGGGAATGGTACAATGACCCGGTTGTAAAAGCTGTCTTTATAGAGCTTCTGCTTACTGCAAATTGGAAGCCTACAAAATGGAAGGGTATAGACCTTGATGTTGGTGAAACAATTATCGGCCGTAAAGAGCTTGCCGAAGCAGTGGGTGTTTCAGAACAAAATGTTAGAACTGCTCTAAAAAAATTAGAGAAAGCAAACACAATTGTTAAAAAATCAACCAACAAATATACTGTCGTAAAGGTGCTTAATTACTGCAATTATCAAGGTTTTGATAACGAGAGCCAACCAACAACTAACCAACAACTAACCAACAATCAACCAACAACTAACCAACAACTAACCACACCTAAAGAATATAAGAATTTAAGAAATATAGATATATATAATTATTATTATTATTATAACAGCGATTTCAAAACAATCGTAAACGCTTATGAAAATAACATCGGTGTTGTAGCTCCTATGGTGTTTGAAACTCTTAAGAGTTTTTATGATGACCTCGGTGCAGAGCTTACAGTGTATGCCATAGAAGAGGCAGTAAGAGCTAATGCTCGCAACATTCGTTACATAGAGGGCATTGTAAGGAGCTGGAAAGAAAAAGGAATTACAAGTGTTGAAGGTGCTATGCTTGCCACAGCAGAACACCGCACTAAGTCGACTGCTAAGTCGAAGTCGGGTGCCGGACCGATTGTAACCAACAAAAAGAATTTCTTCCAGGATTACGATGATGAATTAAGCGAGTTTGAAATTGAACTTATGAGAAATAGGACAAGCGGAGGACGAGATGATTAACATAACTGGACAGACAAATTTCTTAGATGAAATCATAGTTGACAATTTTGCCGGTGGGGGAGGAGCTTCAACAGGCATAGAACTTGCAACAGGCAGAATTGTAGATATAGCAATTAACCACGATCCAGATGCGGTGCTTATGCACAAGACCAATCATCCTTACACAAAGCATTATTGCGAGAGCGTATGGGAAGTAGATCCAGTAAAAATTTGTGAGGGCAGACCCGTAGGACTTATGTGGCTTAGCCCCGACTGTAAACACTTTTCAAGAGCCAAAGGCGGTAAGCCGGTGAGTAAGAATGTGAGAGGACTTGCGTGGATAGCCGTGCGGTGGGCAGCAACAGTGAAGCCAAGAGTTATAATTCTTGAAAATGTCCCTGAGTTCGTGACCTGGGGACCTCTTGATAAGAAAAACCGCCCAGATGAAAAACAAAAGGGAAGAACGTTTAAAAGCTTTGTTAATGCATTAAAGCGATATGGGTATGAAGTGGATTGGAAAGAAATAAAGTGCTGTGACCTGGGTGCACCTACGATTCGCAAAAGATTTGTACTTGTAGCAAGATGTGATGGAAGACCTATTGTTTTTCCAAAGGCGACACATGGGGAAGGATTAAAGCCTTATCGTACAGCAGCAGAATGTATTGATTGGAGTATTCCGTGCAAATCTATTTTTGAACGCAAAAAACCCCTTGTAGAAAACACTCTCAGAAGAATAGCAAGAGGGCTTGATAAATTTACTATTAAGTCGGACAAACCATTCATTGTGACGTGTAATCATAGTGGTGAAGGATTTAGAGGACAGGATATAGACAAGCCATTAAATACTATTACACAGAAGTGCACGGATGGAGTGGTTTTTCCGTATATTGCTTCAATGCACTTTGAAAACAAGGGAACTGCTGCAGATGCGCCTTTAAGTACAATAACTACTGTTAACAGTCATTATGCAGTATGTCCGCATATATCGAAATACTTTGGCGGTGTTGTCGGTGCAGATATTGAAAATCCATTACCAACAGTAACTGCTGTAGACCACAATGCATTGGTAGGAGCTTCGCTTATTCAATATCATTCAGAAACAGCGGAAAATGAGGTAAGAGGACAATCTCTTTATAGACCACTTATGACAGTTGATATGACACCAAGGTATGCACTTACAACTGCAAACATCGTGAGGTATTATGGTGGAGCCGATCAACATAATTCTGTTGAATCACCATTGCCAACGGTTACAACAATGGAAAGGCACGGACTTATAGAAAGTCATCTTTGTGTATTCCAAAACAATATGGATTGTAAGCCTATGGAAGAACCGGTACCGGCAATCACATCAAAAGAAAAACTTGCTGTTATCAAAACCAAGGTTATAAAGTACAACGGAGAACAGAATTTATATTATTGGCCTGAGGTCAGGGAACTTCTTAACAAATACTGCGGATATAATCTGGCAGACAATGAACTACTTTTGCTTGTGATAAATGGTGATTATTGTTTTATAGCAGATATCGGTATGAGAATGCTTGAACCGAGGGAGCTATATAATGCACATGGCTTCCCGGTAGATTACATAATCGATATTGACTATAAGGGAAATCAATATCCAAGAAGTAAACAGGTAGCAAGATGCGGTAATTCAGTACCGCCACCGCTTGCAGAAGCTATGGTGAGGGCAAACCTGCCTGAGTGGTGTAATACAAAGATAGTCACCATGGCACATCTTCATAATGTTGTTGCGTATGGAGGTGTATCATAAATGGCACTTAGAAAAGTGGAATGTGCTTTCTGCAGTGAAATGTTTGAAACTGACAAGAATGCTGCACTTTATTGCAGTGCAAGGTGCAGACGGCAAGCAACAAACAAAAAAAGACGTGAAAACAATGCAAACAGAGCTTTTAAATGTGCATTTTGCGGAAAGCTCTTTATAAGCTCAAGGAAAAGAAAATACTGCAATGAAAAGTGCAGATTAATGGCAAGTGGAAGGCTTCTGTCAAAACCCAGAGAAAGAAAAAAACCAACAATGACCCTGGAACAGATTGTATCAGCATCGAGAAAAGAGGGTTTGTCATACGGCCAGTACGTGAAAAAATATGGGCTGTGAGGAGGATAAATGGAATGCAGTACCAGAGAAAACAGTTGAGGGGAAGGACACCTCATATAACTAAGTATCACAACAAGAAAGTTGAAATAGACGGTATAACCTTTGACAGCAGAAAGGAAGCAAGGCGATATGCAGAGCTTAAGCTACTTGAAAAGGCAGGGAAGATAACAGACCTTCAAATGCAGGTAAGATTTAATCTTATTCCGATATTGAGAGAAGAACCGAAAGAGAAATATGTAAGAGGTCCTAAAAAAGGACAGTTTAAGCCAGGAAAGGTACTTGAGCATGCTGTGTATTACATAGCGGATTTTGTCTATATGGAAAACGGCAAGAAGGTTGTAGAGGATACCAAGGGAGTTAAGACCAAAGATTATATCCTCAAAAGGAAACTTATGCTTTGGGTGCACGGAATAAGGGTGAGTGAGGTTTAAGAAAGATGAATATAGTATTAGCAAAACATGATGCAGATAGAAAGAGTTATGTATTTGAGGTTCCTCAGGGCATAACAGTACGAAAAGGCGATATCCTTTGCGTAGATACAATAAGAGGTCCACAAGTGGTTATGGCTATGTGCAACATGTGTACAGGGGAATACAATGACGAAATCCTTGAAAAGATGGGAGCATATTTACCGCTTAAAAAGGTAATTGCCTGTGCAAATTATCAGATACAGGAATACATACACAATAACGCTATTAACGGAGTGATATCCGCTGTAACGAATGAAAAGATATCAAGCGAGGACATTCCGTTTTAGGAGGTAAAAAATGAACGATAACGAGATTATAAAGGCTTTAAAAATATGTACAGATGAGCATATGGACTGTGAGGATGGGTGTCCTTATTGTTTGGGCGAGTGTTTAGACGATGGATATAGAAGCAAACCTATGAAAGACGCTCTTGACCTCATCAACCGCCAAAAAGCAGAGAATGAGAGGTTGACAGACCATATTGTTGACCTCGACAAAAAGGTAAAATCCGAAGCATACAGGGAGTTTGCGGATAAGTTGGTAGATGCTTTTAATAAAGATATCAATTTGTATGGCAGATGCACGGTGCACGATGTGGCACTCAAAATCAATAACACATTAAACGAACTTACGGAAAGCAATGAATGAACGATTTTAAGGAGTGAAATCAGTTGAAGTTAGGAATTAAGGCGAAAGACATTAGAGATTTCGAAAAATATGTAAAGAAACTTGATGAAGTCATAAAGCGAATAAAGGAATATAAAGAAGATGCATATATTTATGCAACGCCAGACTATTTGAATTTGATGGCTTACTTTGTCGATAATTCACACTCAATACGTGTTAGCGTTGAACCATTAGTTGTAAGTGCACCGCTTACAAGTTTAGATAGCGGAGATTGGTAAGGAGTGAGAGTATTGGATGTAACAAATGCAGGAACGGAATACAAAGCAGAGTGTACCCCAAAAGCTTTTGAGGAACTTTTAAATGCTTGTAAAAAAATCGACTATGAATCTACTCAAATATTTTTAGGGCATCCTTCTGATTTATTAAAAATGGATATGGATAAGTTTTCAGCATACCACTATTTCATAAGCAATCACGATTTAAAACAAGGCGAATTGTTATTGGTAAAAGATAGCGATTTAAAAGAGATGTTGTATGCGTTTGTAAAAAATAATCCTGATAGAGTGTTTAGAGGAAAACAAGGTTTAAATGAACCACAATAAAATCGCAATTCAAAGGAGAGTGAAATAGAATGAAAATACAATAGCAAGACACCTATAAAAAGCATAACGGAATTGCTTAACAACGAACAAAACAAAGACCACCCAACCGAGAAAGGCGGTGCGGAATGAGTAAAATAGCCATCAAAGAAACAGAAGTTTATAAAGAATTTGATATTTTGTTAGACGGTCAAGTTATAGGTTCGGCAGAAATCAAATATCCCGAAATGACTTTGAATAACTTTAATATTTTGCCTCAATATCAAGGCAAGGGATACGGACAAAGAGCAATAAAACAATTCATTGATGAATTTGGCATAACAAATTTATGGGTAAGTCCTGATAACGAAATAGCAAAGCACATTTATGAAAAGAACGGATTTGAGATAGATGATAAACCATTATTTGTTGCTATGAGGTTGAAAGGCGGTGAGCAGGAATGAAAAACACTTTAGCAGACTTAAACAATTATCTTTTTGAGAGCATAGAACGCTTAAATGATGACAGTTTATCCGAAGAGGGATTGGAAAAAGAAATAAAACGCAGCGAGGCTGTACAGAAAGTAGCAAAAACAATTATTGATAATGGTTCTCTTGCGTTACAGGCCAAGAAACACTTTGATGAATATGGTATTGAACACAGTGTAGAATTGCCTCTGCTTGGTATTACGGATAAATGACTGGCACAAGAAAACGCAGGTTTACGGGAAACTGTAAAAAATCTACGGGAAAGGATAAGAAAATTTGAGCAATGGTAGGACACAGATATACTGAAGAAGAGCATAAATTTCTGAAATCGTTTATACCGGGACACACTTACAAAGAGATAGTTTCTGAATATAACAAAAGATTTGAGGAACCTATAACCGAATCAAGAGTAAAAGGATATATGGGAAATCATAAAATAAACAATGGGCTGACCGGAAGATTTAAAAAAGGGCAGATACCATTCAATAAAGGTCAAAAAGGTGTTTGTGCAAAAGGTTGCGAAAAAACTTGGTTTGCAGATGGAAATCTACCACACAATACAAAACCCATTGGATATGAACGTATTACAAAAGACGGATATATCGAGGTCAAAATTAAAATGAGACCGAGCCATTCGAACTGTAATGATAATTTTAAAGCAAAGCACCATCTTGTATGGGAAGAAGCACACGGACCTATTCCCAAAGGTTACAAAATAACTTTTTTAGATGGAAACAAACAAAATTGTGTTTTAGAAAACCTTGCCTTGATTACCAACGCCGAACATCTTCAAATGACAAAGCAAGGACTACGTAGTAAAATTCCGCAAATAACTGAAACAGGAATACTTATTGCCAGGGTTGGGGTTACATCTAAAAATGCTAGAAAGAGAAGAGATGACATCAAGAGAGCACAGAAAGATGCTCCCGACACAAATGCCGGGAAGAAAGGAATACAAAATGTTCTGTGATAATCTAAAGCGACTAATAAAAGAAAATGGACTTAAGCAAAAAGAGGTTGCTATCCGAAGTCAATGCACAGAGACGGAAATATCTCTATACATAAACGGCAAGCGTATGCCTCGCATAAAGGCACTGCAAAGATTTGCAACTATGTTTGGTTGCAGTATAAGTGAGCTTTTGGCTTGAAAGGAGAAATTATGAATAAAGTTATTCCTTCAAAAGAGGTCTTGTATAAAAAATACATTGAAGAGAACAAACCTATGCACAGAATTGCAAAAGAAATGAGTATGTCTGTTGGCAAAGTATTTAATTACATAAAAAAATATAATATTCCGACAAGAGACCAAAAATCAACTTTTACTATGCAAGGACATCGATTATCACAGGAGCAGTGTATGGCTATATCAAAAAGGAACAAGGGTAGAAAATTCAGCGAGGAAACAAAAAAACGTATGTCTGATTCGGCAAGAAAAGGTGGGATAGGACATAAAAAGCAGAGAAGCGACGGATATGTTGCCATTTATTTTCCTGACCATCCAAATAGTTCAAAAGATGGATATGTGATGGAACATATTCTCGTTATGGAATGCGCAATTGGTAGGCGATTAAGCACTGAGCAATGTGTACATCATAAGAACAGAAAACGAAATGACAACAGGATAGAAAATTTACAGTTGATGACAAAGGCAGAACACAGGAGACATCATATGAAAATAAGATGGGAGGAAAAAAGAAATGCTCAATAAATTTATCTGTGTAGGCAGGTTAGCCCGAGACCCCGAACTTAAGACTACGGGAAACGGTACAAGTGTTGCCAGCTTCACATTGGCAGTAAACAGGAGATTTAAGAACGCAGACGGCGGTTACGATGCAGACTTCATAAACTGTGTAGCATGGAGACAATCCGCAGAGTACCTTTGCAAGAACTACAGCAAGGGTGATATGGTGGGTATATCGGGAAGCATACAGACCCGAAACTACGAAAAGGACGGCTCAAAGATATACATAACCGAGGTAGTTGCAGACGAGATACATTATGTTGGCGGAAGAAAGCAAACAGAAGCTTCAGAACAAACGGATGAGTCTGAACAGGACAGCTTTATGCCGATGCCTCAGGATGACGATGTGCCATTTTGATAGATGAAAAGGAAGAAGGGTAAGTATGCACGAAGAAAAGTTATGCAAGCACTGCGGTAATCCTTTTGAAAAAACAGGAAAAAATCAAGATTATTGCAGTAAGGAATGCCGTGATAAAGCACATCGAATAAGACGAAAAAACAGGCAAAGCGGAAAGCTCGTGTTAAAATCATGTCTTTGGTGCAAAAAACTGTTTAAGGAAGATAAACACAAGCATATATATTGTTCAAAAAAATGCAGAACTATGGCACGAAGAGCAAGAGAACGAAAAAAATATCATGATAAATATCAACACAAGTGCTGGACATGTACAAATTATGCAGTAGGGTGTCCTTGGTCTGAAAACAAGGTGCCGGTACCCGGATGGATTGCAGAACCCGTAGAAAGAAAAAACAAAGGAAAAGAAAGCGGCATTGGTTACAAGGTAATCAGTTGCCCCAAGTATTCTTCGGACGGAACAAATAATCTATAGGTGAAATGCGCTTGCAGATAATGTAAGTGCATTTGTCTTATTAAACGGAAAAATTTGGGAAAGGAAGGACTGCTTTGATAAAATAAAGACAAAAGTACTGCAATAGAGGTGGTGATAGTGGCAAAACCTATCGATTGGATTAAACTGAAAAACGAATATATTCATTCTAAAATCAGCTATCGAAAATTAGCTGCTAAACATAAAATTTCTGAGTCATCTGTGAAAAAACGGGCAAAGGCAGAAAATTGGGTACTTCGGAGAAAAGAAAAGTATGCCGAAATTGACGCAAAAGTATCCCAAGAAACAGAGAAAAAAATCACGGAAGATAAAGTCAAGCAAATAATTGATATAATTGATTTAAACGACAAATTGGCACTTAAAATAGATAAGGCAATCGGACAACTGGAAATGGTAAGAGGTAAAGGAAAATTGCCTAAAGAAACAGGTATGGTGGATGTCTACCGTCTCCGACAACTTGTCCAGTCACTTAAGAACTTAAACGACATAAAAAGTAGTAACAAGAATGACAATGAGGACAATTCACTTAATGTTACTTTGAAATGGGAGTGATGGAAATAGATGTCGAGATTAATCTTAAAGAAAGTATAATCGAAAAATATAAAGAAGTTCTTAAAGATATTTTAGGACATAATCATACACACTATATTCTTGCAGGCGGTCGTGGAAGTACCAAGTCGAGTTTTGTAGGTATTGTAATTCCTCTGCTTATAGTTAACAACCCGCAGTGTCATGCAGCTTGCTTTAGAAAAGTAGGAAACACTATAAAGGACAGTATTTGGTCACAGATAGTGTGGGGAATTAATAAGCTCGGTCTTGAAGATTATTTTCATATACCCAAGACGCATTCAGCACCTATAGTGTTTAAACCTACAGGACAGATGATTATATTCAAAGGATTAGATGACCCGAAAAAAGCAAAATCTCTTAAAATGAAGTTTGGGTATATTGGGATAACTTGGTTTGAGGAATTGGACCAATTTGCAGGGGAAAATGAAATTCGTACAGCCACGCAGTCAACTATGAGAGGCGGACAGAAGTTTTGGGATTTCCGTACATTCAATCCGCCTATAAGCTCAAACAACTGGGCAAACGAATATGCGGATGACGCGGAGCTGAGAGACGATACATATGTTATACATAATACATATCTTGATGTACCGACCGAATGGCTTGGAGAGCAATTTATTGAAGAAGCAGAGTATCTTAAAAAAGTAAATCCAAGAGCATATGAACACGAATATTTAGGAAAGGCTATTGGTACAGGCGGAAATGTATTTGACAATGTGTGTGATATGGATATGGAAAAGCTTATAGATGGAGAGCCTTTATGGAAGACATTCCCTAATGTGTATAATGGTCTTGACTGGGGCTTTGCTGCAGATCCAAATCATCTGGTTAAGGTCTATCTGGATGTAAAACGCCATGACATATATATTTTTGCGGAATACAGAAGTCACAGAAAGAGAAATATCGAGCTTTATGAGGATTTATATGAGGGAGATAATCCAATTATGAGCAGAAAAGAACTTCTTTCCTATGACATTGCCGAAGAAAAGTCCGGCGAAGATTTCAAAGCATACGGTGCTTTTGTGAAAGGTGCCAAAAAAGGCCCTGAGAGTGTACGATACGGTATGCAATGGTTACAGGGATTGGCACACATATATATAGATAAGCGCCGATGTCCGCATACATATAGAGAATTTGTGAGATATGAGTACGACCGAGACAAAGATGGAAATGTTATAAGCGGATATCCTGATAAAGATAATCACGCGATAGATGCTGTTCGGTATGCTCTTTGGCAACACTGCAGAAGAAAGGGAAATTAAATATGTTTAATTCGCTCATTAATAAAATAAAGGGGTTATTTGCTATGAATAGAAAAACACTTGAAACAGAACTTAATATTAAGACTGTAATGTCTCAAAAAATGATAGATGCTCAGCATACATGGAGATTGCTTTATCAGAATGAGCCTGAGTGGAAAAAGAAGCCCACAGATAAAGACCCCGAGAGAGTGGTATCCATAGGTCTTGCAAAGCGAATAGCTTCTGAAAAGGCTCGTCTTGTGTGTGTAGAGATGAAAACAGAGATAACACCTCCCCGAAATGAAATTATAAACACTGATGAGGAAACAGGATTATCATATACCGAATTTGAGAATGATGGTCCTGAAACCAGAGCTGAATATTTGAACAAGCAATACAATGATGTTGTCATATCCAATATTCGTGACAACTTGGAATATGCAATAGCATTGGGCGGATTGGTATTAAAACCGTATTTGGCTGACGGTGAGTTTGCTTGTGACTTTGTTCAGGCGGATGAATTTATCCCTATATCGTTTAATGCTCGGGGACAAATAACGGAAGCTGCATTTGTAGAACGTATTATGCATAAAGATTATATTTATAGCCGTGTGGAGCATCATAAGTGGGAAAACGGTATTGCCACAGTTACAAACAAAGCATACAAGGTGGCTAATACACCCGGTCTTGCTGATGAGCTGGGAAAACAAATCTCTTTATCATCAGTTTCGGAATGGTCTATGCTTGCTGAAAAAGCTCAAATACCTTCTGAAAGACCTCTTTTTGTTTATTTCAGACTTCCTATAGCTAACAATATCGATACACGCAGTAAACTTGGAATGAGTATATACGGTGGCGGTACAGAAGAGCTTATACGAGATGCCGATGAGCAGTATAGTCGATTGATGTGGGAGTTCGAGGGCGGTGAAATGGCGATAGATATTGATCGCACTGCCTTAATCGAATATATAGATGAGGAAGGTAACTATAAAGCAGATGTTCCGGCAAAACAGAGGAGACTATATCGCAAAAATGATTTTGACGAGAATGTTGCCTCAACTTGGAATGTATTTAGCCCTTCATACAGAGATATAAACCTCATAAACGGACTTAATGATATTTTGAGAAAAATTGAGGGTAATTGTGAGCTGGCTCCCGGAACTCTTTCAGACCCTAATACAGTTGCAAAAACAGCAGAAGAGATTCGTGCCGGCAAGCCTGCAAGTATTACATCAATATCAGAAATACAGAGGGCATTGCAAGAAGCTTTGGAACATGTTGTATACATAATGAATGTATATGCAGATTTATATAATCTGTCTGATAGCGGTGATTATGAGATATCTTTTGAGTGGGGAAATGGTATAAAAGAAGACCCCGAAAAAGAAGCAACACGAAGAATGATCGAAATTGACAGAGGGCTTAGTACGGATGTGGATTATTTGGTATATGAGTATGGTTTTACACGCAAGCAGGCTATAGAGCGTGTTAAGGAAATTAAAGCATACAATACATGGAAGGCAAAGGGAGATATAGAAAATTCCCTTGATGAATAATTGATTTTGTGTACAAAACATGGTATAATAAGTATGGTAAATAGTAGTGTAGGGTGAGCACGCGTTGGTTGACGAAGCTTCCGTTGAAATCGGAACATTTACCATTATACCATGAGCCATTTAAGGCTTGTGGTATTTTTTTGTAGGAGATTAGATATGCTTAACGAAAAAGCCATAGACAAGTTGATACAGCCTATTATAGACCGCCAGACTCAGATTGAGATGGCGGTCATTGAGAAAATTGCCAAGCGTTTGGGAGAAATAAAGACTATGCTCCCATCCGACATACACAAATTAGAAACTTTGTTGAAAAACGGTTCGGATGCCAAAGAGATTAACAAAATGCTTGCTCGTTTAACACAGATGCAGGAAAAGGAAATAAAAAAGGTTATTAAAGCAGTAGCACAAAATACATATGAAGATGCTAAACCGTTTTACGATTATCGTAATTTGTCATTTGTTCCGTTTGAAGATAACGAACAGTTGCAGAAAACTATAAAGGCAGTTGAGCGTGCAACTCTTGCTGAATTTGACAATCTGTCTAATGCTACAGCCTTTATGATGAGAGACCCGCTAAAAGGTAACTTTCGGTTTCCGACACCTGTATCAAAGATATATCAAAAGGTTATAGATATGGCAATTCAATCTGTTGTTATGGGACCAGAGAGTTATAATGAAGCAATACCGAAAGCTATAAAGGAGCTTGTGAAAAGCGGTATTAAAACAGTTGAATATACATCCGACAATGGAAAAAAGCATTATGTACGGCTTGATACTGCTGTTAGACGCAATATACTTGATGGAATACGAAATATCAGTCACGAAGTAGACAAGATTACAGGGGAACAGTTCGGTGCCAATGGTGTTGAGCTTAGTGTTCATAATTATTCTGCACCTGACCACGAACCAATACAAGGGCACCGTTTTACGAATGAAGAATTTGACAAATTACAGACAAATCAGCCTTTTGAAGATGAAAACGGCAATAGCTTTGCACCAATAGAAAGACCCATCGGTGTATGGAACTGTCACCATATTATTATAAGTGTATTATTAGAGGCAATGTCTCCTACATATACAAAAGAACAGTTGGAGCAAATCATTAAGGAAAATGCCAACGGATATACATATACCAATAAAAAAGGCGAAAAGGTAACAAAATCAAAATATTGGTGTACGCAAAAAATGCGTGAATACGAGCTTGATATAAAGAAAGCAAGAGAGGGGAAGAAAGCTGCCGAGCTTGCAAAAGAATATGAAGTAGAAACACAATATCAATCGGAAATCAACAGAAAGCAAAATGAATACAGACAGTTCTGCGAGGATTGCGGTCTTGAGACCGAATTTGATAGAACAAGAGTGTATACTACTCAAGATGAGGTTAAAGGAGTAGATGTAAAAGGATTATCTGCAAAGTTAAGCGGGGACAATGTCCCGGAACATGATGAACCAACATTTTTAGGAAAGATTGATTATTCTGATGAACAAAGAGTTTTGGATGAATTGACATCGTTTGAAAAAAGTGCTATAATGGGCAAAACTGAAAGAGCGCTGGTCATTACTGCAAAAGGTGAAATGTACATGTGTTATGGAACAAAAGATCAGGTATTTCCTGATTTCGATTTAGGTGATAAGTTGATTGGTTCGACCATAACACATAATCATGTTCATTCAGAAACAGAGTATTCTTTTAGTACCCCTGATATGATGTTGTATAACGAATATCAGTTGAAATGTTTGCGCGGTTGCGATGCTGAATATACATACCAATTTACAAGAGATGATAAAAAAATAGACGAACTTGAAGAGGGTATGATATTTGAGAATGTTCAACACAATAAAATAATAGATCTTGCAAAAAGATATAATATTGGATATAGGCGGTGGAAAAATGAATAAAGAAGAAGCCAGAGCAGAATATGAAAAAATCATTCGGGAATCAAATCAAAAAGAGTTAGATGTTATTGCGAAAGCTAAAGCAGAGGGGATATGGAAAAAAGGACTTGATTCTAACAAAGATTTGCTCAAAGGTATAAAAGAGGAGACACGCAGGAAAATTGAGGCCTTGAATGCTCAAATTATAAATTGACATAATTAATTATTTAAGCACTTGCAAATGCAGGTGCTTATTTTTTATGTCTTATTAAACGGAAAAATTTGGGCTTTAATATGTTTCATTATATAATTTAAGTAAATAGGTCGAGCGTAACGACATCAAACCAAACGCACATTTCGGCGCAGAAAGAGGCTGCGGATTTATAAATTAAACTGATTTAAAAAATGTTAAAGGAGTATGCAGTATGGATTTTTTAAGAAAATTGTTTGAAAATGGAGCCATTACTTGGGAACAGTTTGAACAGGGAGTAAATGCAAGCGGATTTAAGATTGCAGACCTGGCAAGTGGTAAGTATGTTGATAAGGTAAAGTATGACGATGACCTTAATGCAAAAGAAACCACAATAGCCGGACTTAACACTAAGATTGGTGAAAGAGACAAGGACATCAATGACCTTAGAGAAAAGCTGTCCGGAGCAGATAATGACAAAAACAAGATAGCAACTCTTGAAACAGACTTGCAGAATTTGCAGAACAAATATGAAGAGGACGGTAAAAAGTACAAAGCTGAGCTTGAAAAGCAGCAGTACATATCATTAGCAAAAGATGTAGCAAGCGGTCTCAAGTTTTCAAGCAATGCAGCAAAAGAGATGTTTATAAATAAACTTGTGGACAAGGGTCTTAAGATTGAAGATGGTAAAATCCTCGGCGCAGATGATTTTACAAATTCATACAAGGAAGCCAATGCGGACAGCTTTGTTGTTGAACAGTCGGCAAATCCACAGTTTACAGCATCCACTACCGCACAAATGCAAAATCCTGCTACATACGAAACTCGTCTTGCAGATGCAAGAAAGGCAGGCAATACTGCCGAAGCAATCTCTATTAAGAGAGAAGCCGCAGAAAACGGCGTAATACTTATGTAAAATTTATTATTTTGAAAGGAAGATGAACAATGCCAACAGTAACAGGAACAGGTAATACTTACAATTTACCCAATTATGCAGGAGAACTTTTCTCAGTATCTCCTACCAAAACACCGCTTTTATCTATGATTGGCGGACTTTCCGGAGGACTTAAGACCGAGAATGATGAATTCCCCACAGGAGTAACCTACGACCTTCCCGAAGCTTCACAGCCTTCAATATCGGAAACGGCATCGGAAAAGGCTCCTGCATCATCTCTTGTTGCAAGAGAACAGGAAAAGAATGTAACACAGATTTTCCACGAGACAATAGCCATTACATATGCTAAGCAGGCAAATAAGGGTAAACTCTCGGGAATCAATACTGCAGGCCAGACAGCAAATCCTCCCAGCGAGCTTGACTTCCAGATTGCAAGAAAGCTGGAGAAGATTGCAAACGATGTTGAATATACTTTCTTCAATGGCGTATACAGAAGAGCAACTACGGCTGCCGAAGCTAATCAGACAAGAGGTCTCTTTGAGCTTTGTTCTACCGGCACTACCATAGCAGCAGGCGGAGCAGAACTTTCCCTTGATTTGCTCAAAGCACTTTATAAGGAAATGGCAGATGCGAATGCTCTGTTTGATAATATGGTTCTCTTCTGCAATTCTTTCCAGAAGCAGAAGATTACCGCACTCTATGAAAAACAGCTTGGATATAACAAGGCTGCAGAAAGAAATGTTGGCGGTATGAATATTACTGAAATCGAAAATGATTTCTTCAAATTCGGCATTGCTTATGACCCGCATGTGCCTGCAGACAGAGTTATTATATCTGATGTGGCACATATTAACCCCGTATTCCAGGAAGTACCCGGCAAAGGTCTTCTCTTTATTGAGGATTTGGCAAAAGAGGGCGCTGCAGATAAGAAGCAGCTCTATGGTCAGATTGGTCTTGCACACGGTCCCGCATTCTTACACGGTTCCATTACAGGTCTGGCTACAGAATAATCGGGGAGGTATAGGTTATGTATATAATTAAGCGAAAATCAAAAAAAGGCGGTTTTTGGGATAGAGAAACCAATAAGGTTGTTGATACCATAACCACAGAAAGTCAGGAAGTTGCAGATGAATATTCCCGAAACGGTTATGAGGTAGAATTTGTTAAGGATAGCTCCAAAAAAAAGCCAAAGGAAAAGATTGACAATCCTTCCGATGAGGGAGCAAATATAACAGACGGCAATGAATAAGTATCTTACATATGATGATTATATTCTCCTTGGAGGAATGATGTCAGAATATGATTTCAACTGTGTTGTTTTGGATGCGCAGTTAAAATTGGATTATCATACACATAACAGGCTCAAAAACGATACGGATTTTTCGGACAAGGTTAAATATTCTATGTTCAAGTTGGTTGAGTTAATCAGCAAATTTGAACAGCACAAAACAAAAGCTGCCGATATAACTAATCCTGTCGTAGTGAGCCATTCCAATGACGGCGTATCCGAAACATACGGCGGATACATTGCTGATATGTCACCAAATTCTATTGCAGATATGCAGAAAGAATTAGAGAGAGATATTACAAATATCATCAAGGTATATCTTGATGGTGAATTCAACCAGAGAGGAGAGTCACTTTTGAAGAGAGGAGTGTATTGATGTGGATAACAAACAACAGCAATTATATAAGGTGTTAGCACGAAATGTCGCACCGTATCTTGATTCTTCGGCAACTCAATCCTCTGCAGATTATCCTCGGTGGTGGGACAAAACAGTCACTTTGTTTATGAAGTATGTAGACCCGGACACTAATGAAGTCGCGTGGACTCGTAAGGTAATAAATAATTGCTTTTTCAAGGAAACAAAAACAAGAAAAGCATCTGGCAATACATTTGTTGAAACAACACAATCTATTCTTAGGATACCTGAAAACTCTCTATATAGAGACCCATCTACTTGGTATGCAATGCCTGAAGTTGAGAGACAGGCTTATTTTACTCTAAAGAATGGCGATGTGGTTGTTGCAGCAGAGGTGACTGATATTCCGGATGAATATACAACAGGAAACCGTATGAGCGATTGTCTGGAAAAATATAAGAAGCTTTATCCTTGCTTTGAAATAGATGTTATAAGCATCAATATAGGTATTGGGAGAGCACAACCCCATTATTATGTAGGTGGTAACTGATGAAAGCAAGTATAGATGACACAGTGCTTGTTAAACTTCAAAGTAGAATAGAAGGATTAAACAATGTTAAAGAGGTGAAGCTTGCTATTCACAATGATTTTAGGAAACATTTGCTGCCATATGAACCTTTCCGTGAGGGTATAATGTCCCAAAGTGTGGTAGTTACAGAGGATTATCTGCACTATACTGCACCGTGGTCACATTATATGCACGAGGGAGTTGTCTACGGTCCAAATATACCTGTATTTGAGGACGGAGTGATTGTTGGATATTTTTCATTGCCTGACAGAAAAAAACATCCTACGGGAGAAAAAATCAAATATTCTACTGAAAAGCATCCTCAGGCAACGCATCATTGGGAACAAGCTATGATGCGTGACAAAGGAGATGTATTTGAAGAGGATGTAAAAAACATAATTACGCATTATTTGAAAGGGGCTAAATAATGGATAAAAACAAAGCTATAATAGATTTCTTGCTTACTTGTGATGCCATATACAATAGCCCCTTATATTTTAATTTATCCAAGTCCGAAGCTGGTTCAAAACTCTTTGTGACGCAAGGAGAGGATAAAAATATTGAAAAACCGTACATAGATGGTTCGGTGAAGAAGAGATGCTCTCTAACTGTAATATCATTTTGCTCTATGTCTGCATTGCCGATTGCGAAGTCAGAGGGAAAAACAGATAAAAATATAGAGGATTATGGTCAAGTACAAGCACTTATGGATTGGGTGAAGCTTCAAAAATCAGAGAAAAAATTCCCTGATTTTGGTGATGATTGCTTGATAGAAGATATATATACAACATCAAGCAATCCGATAATCGACCATATAGACGCTTCCGTAACACCGCCTATAGCAAAGTACAGTTTTACATTTAGAGTTGAGTATATCGATAATTCAGAAGTTATATGGAAATAAAGGAGGAATTTTTATATGAGCGCAACAGAATTCAATTTGGCTAATGGCCAAAGAGCCGAAAGAAAAACCCTTATCACTATTGCAGAATGGAATGACGGAAGCGAAACACCGGTAAGAGAAATATTGGGTACAAGAACAGAGGACAGTTCTATCGAATATAATCCTGATGTTTCAACAATCACAGATATCAGAGGTGTTAACTATACAGATGTAAATAATACAAAACCTCAGCAGGATTTCGATCCGTTCTTAATTATGGGAGGTTCAAAACTTGCAGTTAAGCTTAATGACATTAGAAGAAGAAATGCTCTTGGTGAGTTGGGCGGTTTTACAGTTTATGTTATAACAACATTCTTAGGTGCATCAGGTGCGTATGAAGCAGAAAAACATACAGGATGTACAATTACCTATAATTCAATTGGCGGTGACACTAATGTGAATATGCCTATCTCAGTATATTTATCAAATGACTGCGATGGCACAGGTGCTCCCCAGGTAGGTACAGTAGATTCTCTTGGACCTAATTTCAAATTTACCCCAATGGTGAATGTTTAATAAAAGGAGTAATACAAAATGGCTGCAAAGAAAGAGATAAAAGCTAATTCGAATGGATTAGCAGGTAATATAGATTTAGGTTTTTCCACTGAGAAGAAAAGATTTTCAGTTGGCGGAGATGTTAATAATGTCATAGAACTTGATACATCGGATTTAGGTGTAGCAAACAGATTATCGAAAAGCTTGTCAACATTCAAAGAGTTGGAAGATAAATGGAAGGCATTAAATGAAAGTGCCGACAAAGTTTCAAATTCAGATGATGTGGATGCGGCAATCATTTCCGCCGAAGAGTTTTCAAAACAGTTTGATGAAATAGAAAAACAGATGCGTGAACTTATTGACAAAGCCTTTGATAGCGAAGTAGCAGATAAGTGTCTTGGAAACTCCAGTGCATTCAGCCCGATTAATGGCTTTTTCAAATATGAACATATTATCACCGCACTACTTAATTGTTATGAACAGCAGATTAAAGATGAGGCACCTAAATTTAACGCCAGAAAGATCAGTAAATACACTCATCCATATATTAAGAAATAATTATGTATGAATTACCTACAGCAGTTACAGTCAATGATAGAGAATACAATATAAGGGAAAAAGGCGATTTTCGTATAATCATAAAAATTATAGAAATATGCCAGGATTTAGACCTTACAGACCAAGAAAGGTCCATAGCCGCATTAACTGTATTCTATGAAAATGTCAACAATTATGACGATATATTTATAATATTTGACGATTTACAGGAAGCAGTTAACTCAATGATGAATTTCGTCAGTTGTGACAACAGTGAAGATATCGGTTATAAAGCAAAAGGAAAAGTTATTGATTGGATACAGGATGAGAAACTAATCATAGCTGAAATAAATAAAGTTGCCGGAAAGGAAGTCCGTGCAGAATCTTATGTTCACTGGTGGACCTTAATTGGTTATTTTATGACAATCGAAGAAGGTTCTTTATCGATGATTGTAGGAATAAGAGACAAAATAGCTAGTGGCAAAAAGTTGGAAAAGTACGAGCGAGAGTTTAAGCAACAAAATCCTCATTATTTCAGATGGAGAAATAAATCCGCAGAAGAAATTCAAGTAGAAAACGAAATAATGGAATTATGGAAAGACAATAAATAGCGAGGGGAGGAATTTCAATTGCCGGCAGGATTAGATGGAGATGTTAAAATAGGAGTAGACTTAAAAACAAAATCTGCATCAAAAGCTGTAGAATCTCTTCGCAAAAAAATAAGAGATGGTTTAAGCGGACAAGATGCTAAAGGTCTTGAACAAACCATTAAAAATACTGAAAGAAATATAAAATCACTTGAAAAAGAAATGGAAAAGACAAAATCCAAAATACAGGATTTAATGCAAGGCGAAACAGATCCTAAATCCATCAAGGCGATGGAGAAAGAGCTTCAACAGACAGAAAAAGAAATAGATAAAGTTGTAAAACAGTTGGATATTTTGTCAGAAGAGAGAAAATCCGCAGAAGCATCACGCCCGATAGGATTGTCAAATGAAGATTGGGGGAAAATGCCCGAAGGTAAACGTAGCGACGATATTACCGAGCAAATGATACCTCTTAATCAGGAATTTGGAAAACTTGTCAGTAAATCAGAGGAGTTAAAAGCAAGATTAGCTCAGCTTAAAGCCAATCCTCAATTAACAGAAGAAGGGAAAAAATACAACAGAGAACTTGATGAAGCAACTGCAGAACTTGAAAACCAAAAGAAAAAGCTTCAGGAATTAAAAAGCGAACAAGGTGCATTTAATAAATCTGTAGGCCGTTCTGATGGACAGTTCAACGGTTTGGAAAGAAATCTACGAAGAATTAAAGAGTTAATAAAATCTGCTTTTGTTTTTTCTGTTATTACAAAAGGAGCTACATTATTAAGAGAATCTATTGGTAAGATTGTAAAACAAAATACTGCTTTGCAATCGAGCTTAAATCAAATCAAAGGAAATTTATTAACAGCATTTGCTCCTATATGGCAAATGATTATACCTTGGATACAAGCCTTTTTAAATATGCTTGCCAAAGTAACTGCATATATAGCAGCGTTTATCAATATGTTGATGGGTAAATCTGTGAAAGCAAGCCAAGAGGCAGCAAAGGCATTGCAAGAGCAGGCGAATGCCACAGATGCAGCCGGGAAATCAGCAGAAGAAGCTGAGAAATCAAATTTATCTTTTGATACACTTAACACAATTTCCACCTCAACAGAAAGTGGTTCGGGCGGTGGTTCCAGTGCATCCTCCCCGGCATTTAAGACTTCGGATGTTCAAATAACAGATGAACTTATGGAAAGGCTTAAAGCGATACTTGTTTTGGTAGGTAGTATTGGTGTGGCTTTGTTGGCTTGGAAAATTACCGATTTTATAACAACATTATCTGCCGGCGGTAAGGCTGCGGAAGCACTTATGGGAAAATTCAAAATGGTTGGCGGTATACTAATGATTATAGCAGGTGCTATATTACTTGTTAAAAATTATAGTGATGCTTGGGTCAATGGATTAGACTGGGGTAATTTTTTAGGTATTATCGCAGGACTTGCATTAGTTGTCGGCGGACTTGTTTTAGTGTTAGGTGCAAGTGTGGCACCCTTTGCTTTAATTGGAGCTGGCATAGCTGCATTAGTATTGGGAATTAAAGATTTTATAGAAAACGGAGCGACTTTCCAAAATATATTGTTAATTATTATAGGACTTGCGGCTATATTTGCAGCAGTTTGGCTCTTAGCAAGTGGTCCTGTTGCTTTAGTAGTTGCAGCAATAGTAGCTTTAATAGCTATATTTGTTTTATTATGGAACAAATGTGAAGGATTTAGAGAGTTCTGGATAGGTTTATGGGAAAAGATCAAAGAGACCGCAACAGATTTGTGGGAAAATACCTTAAAACCTATATGGGAAGATCACTTAAAACCTGCTTTGGAGGCTATATGGCAAAAGATACAAGAATTATGGGAACAAGTTATAAACCCAATTGTTCAAAAAATAGGGGAGATACTAACTTGGTTGTGGAACAATATACTAAAACCTGTAATTGATTGGGTTGTTGATGTATTTGTTAAATTGTTTCAGAATGCTTGGGAAAATATAAAACAAGCTATTGCTATTGCGGCACAATTTATTGGGGGCATTATTGACAGTATTAAGCAAATTTTCACTGGCATCATAGATTTTATAGTTGGTGTATTTACGGGTGATTGGAAAAAAGCATGGGAAGGCCTTAAGAGTGTATTTAAGGGTATAATTAATGGCATTATAACTATTTTTGAGGGTATGATAAACTTTATTATTAATGGCATTAATAAATTCATCGGCGGATTAGATGCTGTTGTAAGCAAAGTTGGAGAAATATTCGATGCAGAATGGAGTGTTGCAAAAATTCCTACTGTAACTTTACCAAGGTTGGCAAAAGGAGCTGTGTTACCGCCTAATAAACCATTTGCGGCAATAGTGGGCGACCAAAAACACGGTACAAATATTGAGGCACCGTTGGAAACGATAGTGCAGGCAGTAAAACTCGCGCTTGGAGACTACGAGGGCGGAGTTACCGATGTTAATGTTAACTTTACAGGAGATTTGGCACAGCTTGCCAAAATACTTAACCCGGTAATCGAAAAAGAGAAGAGGCGTAAAGGTCCTAGCTTAGTAAAAGGAGGAGCGTATTAATGTTGCAGAATGTATTCGGAATAGATGGACATTTTTTTGATGTTCGCATACCGGAAAAGGGCATTAAACGCTCCTTTTCTATTGCGGATAGTGACAAAGCCGGCAGAGTTCTTACAGGAAGAATGGTAAGGGATATCATCGGTACTTTTTATAATTATACAATTTCTCTTGATACAAACAGATTAAATCCGCAGCAATATGATGAGCTTTATGAGATTATATCTTCTCCTCAGGATTCGCATATGATAACACTTCCGTATGGACAAACCTCAAAAACATTTGAGATGTATATTACAGCTGGCGAGGATACAATTATAACTACGGGGGCAGGCACAGACGGAGTTAATGTGTGGGAAGGTCTGTCTATAAATGTTATAATGACGGAGCCATTAAGAAGGCCGGGTGAGTAATATGCAAGGAGCGTCAATAAAATACGGTGATGTAGCACCGGGAGCAAAAGAAAATTTTGCACCAACAGCAAGCGAAACCGAGTTTAATACTCTTGGACAGCTGCAAATGTACAACCTGGATTTCCCAAACTATGCAAATCCTTGTGAATTATATCAAACTGCATTAGATGGAAAGGCTGTACCCTTCCCAACTGTTTCCGACCAGACAAATGTGGGGTTGTGGAGTGAAAGAATTTCAAATGATAAAGGATTGTTTGTTGATGATGAGGCAAACGAAAAGCCTATTGTTTTAACACTCACCGCAAACGGACAATATTCTTCACAGGGATTGACTTTGACTTTTGACACTTACAACAGTATTTATTGCAATCATTTAAATATTAAGTGGTACAGAAACGGTCAATTGATTGTTGATGATGGAAAGTCAATGAATATAGACTTTTATCCCGATAATGCATTCTATTTTTGCCGTAATCAAGTGAATAATTATGACAAGGTAGTAATTACATTCTATTCTCTCAATATGCCTAAAAACCGCCTTAAATTACATTCTGTAGACTATGGATATGGAACATACTTTTATGGCAGGGAGCTTAGAAATGTTAAATTGTTACAGTCAATAGATCCGATATCAACGGAAATAAACATAAATACAGTAGATTTTACTCTTGATAGTAAGACAGATATGGAGTACTCTTTTCAGGCGAAACAGCCTTTAAGTGTATATTTTAATGACAGGTTACTTGCTACAACATTTGTCAAGTCTTCCCAAAGAAAGTCAAGGTTCCTTTGGGAAATACAGGGAGAGGACTATGTTGGTCTTCTTGATGGTATTACATTTTACGGTGGTATGTATAAGGATAAAAATGCTGTTGAGCTTTTAGAAGAAATATTTACGATAGCTAAAATACCATATACCATAGAAGCTTTGTTCCAGGATGTTGCTGTTAGCGGTTATATACCAATCTGTTCTTGCAGGGTTGCTGTTATGAATGTTGCATTTGCCATTGGAGCCGTGGTTGACACTTCCAATTCAGAAACTGTAGATGTTTATGTTCTCTCCGACGAAGTTAAACAAACAATACAACTTAATCGAATTATGCAGGGACAGAGCTTTGAAGAAGAGGATACCGTAACAGGTGTTGAGGTGGCGATGCATAGCTACAAGCTGATAACAGAAACAGTAGATGTGTATGATTCAAATGAAAGCGGAACAGGGCAGAATATCCTTGTTAAATTTAGTGAGCCTTTGCACGATTTGTCAATTACAAATGGTACATTTGCACTTGATGAGAATGGAGAAGAATTAAAGCATACAAATTATGCGGTTATAAATGCGAATGAGAATTGCATATTGCGAGGTCAAAAGTACGAGCATATCACCCAGACACGCAGAGAAAACAATCCGCTTGTTCTGGAAAATGAGATTGAAAATGTAGTTTCAATAGAGGATGCAACTTTAGTGTCGATGAGTAACATTGAAGCCGTTTTAGATAGATGTTTTAGATGGTTTGTTCTAACTCGCAAAATTAATTGCAGTATTTTGGAGGGTAAGAACACCGTAAATGGAGTTGTTACCTATGATGAGTCTGTAAATGTTGGCGAAACAATAGAAACAGAAACAGAGTATCTTGGCAATCTGTCAGGAAAAATAATTGAGCAGGCTTGTACTTTGAATGGAAGTATTATAATTAAGGATGTGGTTATGAGATGATATTTAACAGAACCGCAGCAGATGTTGAAAATGCCAAAAGTATACGCATCAATAAGGTACAGAAAGGCAGCGAGCTTTCTGCAGAGGACATTGTGATCCTCGAAAAGGGCACCATGACAATCAATACACTTAACCGTATTGAAACCAAACAAGAAGAGTTAAAAAACCTTTTCAATGATATGGGGTATTGGAATACACCAATAACAAACAAGGTATGGGGCGAAAATGATATATTTAATGTTGACGAATTTCAGCGAATAATTGACAACACAAATATATTAAGGCAAGCGTTTTTTGTTTATACAAATACACCAAATACACCGCCTGTTTCTTATTATTGGCAGGATATAAATTGTCTTGAAAAGATTCTATATGACCTAGATGTTATGATAAGTAATGTCAAAGCTAATTATAGATTTTGCGGTGAAATTGAATGTGGAGAGTGATATTTTGAAAGATTTTATAGACCGAGTGTATTCAGGTAAAAAAATTATAAAATATGAAAATGGAACAACAGAAACAGTAACAATAGAAAACGCAGAAGATGCAACAGTTGAAGGAACACCGATAAATCGTGAAAATCTTATGGCTATACAAGGGTTTATTGGTATGACAACGGAAAAGCAACCAGATGGTAGCATATTACAGACCAATGCAAACGGGCATACATTGGTTACGAAAAAAAATACCGATGGAAGCATTACACAAACTTTTACGGGCGAAAAAGTAATAACAAAAACAGTAAAAAAAGAAAACGGTAAAATTGTGGAGGTGATATCGTGAGTCTAGGGGAATTAGCAATGGTTGTTAATAGTAATTTTGACAAGCCATTAAATGAACAGGCAAGGGAGCTTGCATATGCAGGGTCATATCTTTTTGTTTCTTCAAAGTCTTTCATACCTGATAAAACAGGATGGTATAAAGTGATAGTTGTCGGAGCAGGAGGCAAAAGTGATTCGCACAATCCATCAAATGGGAGAAATTATTTAGCAACAGGCGGTTCTGGTGGTGTATCAATAAGTACCATACACCTAAAGTCATCTGAAATATATCCTATCGAAGTTACAAGTACTCAAAGTTCGTTTAATAATACCTTGATTGCGACTGCAGGAACAGCAGGTATTGCTTATCCCTCTTCTTCTAGAGATAGCGGGGATGGGGGAACTGCCAGTGGCGGAGACTTCAATTATCCGGGATTGGCAGGGGATATATCTAGTTTTGAATACTATTCTCTTGAAGGACTTGCTGGTGCAGATGTTGGTGTTTATATACCTGAACTAATGAGAAGAGAGACAATAGCCGTATCTTACACAGATTCAAATGACCAAATAAACACAGGACAGTTGTACAGCGGATACGGAATTTTGGGTTATGGGGCAAGCAATGGTGAAGGTTATAAAAGTGTGACACAGCTAAAAGGCGGTTGTGTCCTCATAATTCCGCTTGAATTAGAAGAATAGAGGTTCAGGTAAGTCAATGTATAAAAAGACTTTAGTAAATGTAATTTAAGGCAGGTGTAAATATATGGACAATTACGAACAGGAATTGCAAAATTTAATTTATTCACTAGAAAATGACGGCTCATCATCTTATTCCCAATATTTCATCATAGACAAAAGAACAAGGAAAATTATAGTCCCAAAGGACTTCGTAACGCTCGGTGTAGAATCGGATGCAGATTCCGAGCGTATATGGTTTGAATGTCCGAGGTATGTCGGTGACAATGTTGACCTTACTACCCGAAACATATACATAAATTATGAAACCGCTGACGGTGAAAGGGATGCATATTATTCTGATGATGTAGTTGTAGACGGTGACAATGTGCATTTCAGTTGGAAAATACAGAGCAAGGTCGTAAGATACAAGGGAGATGTTAAATTCATCGTATGTGCAATGAGCACGGATGAAGAAGGTAAGGTTATTTCCGATTGGAATACAACTCTTTGTACTGCACCAGTACTGGAAGGTCTTGAGGTGAAATATCCCAAACCGCCTGAAGAAGAATATAACCTCATAAATCAGCTTATAGATGTCACGAAAAATGCCATATCCGAAGTTAATTCACTGTCAGCTTCCAGTAAGGAAGAAATTGACGAATTAAGACTTCAGTCTCTTGCGGATGTCGAAGCAGAAAAGACAAAGAGCATCGAAGAAGTTAATGCTAAAAAACAGGAAGCACTTGAGTATATCGGTTCGGGTGTAGATAATACTCTCACCAAGGAAAATTTGGCAGCAGATGCTAAAGTAACAGGCGACAAGATACGTACCAAAGCCTCTGCTATAGTTTGCTCAGCTGAAGGTAAGCTTATAAGTATAAAAGATTCTGCTGAGAATCAATTTATAGGACTAAGAATCTTCGGTAAAAGTGAACAGTTTACGACAACAGGTAAAAATAAATGCCCAAATACCGCTACAACAAAAACTGTAAATGGAGTTACTTTTACAGTAAATGAAGACAAGTCTGTCACGGTAACAGGAACTGCCACATCCAATGCACGCTTTGATTTGTATAATTCTACAACGGGGATTCCTGCTGGTTCTTATGTTTTATCAGGTGGAATTAGCACACAAGCATACATTGCTATGTTAACGTCTAATGGTTCGTCTCTGGGTATTTCATCAAATGTTGGTTCTGATATAACATTCTCTGTTACTGAGGAACAAACGCTCAAAGGTGTATCAATACGGTTAATGGTCACATCTGGTGCAACTGTCAATGGTACTTTCTTCCCAATGATACGCTCTGCAAGTGATACAGATAACGCATATGAACCATATACAGGCGGTATGCCATCACCAAACCCAAGCTATCCACAAGAGATTGTAAGTGTTGGGAATAGTGGAAGTTTGGAGCAGTTTGTGTGCGGTGAGAATTTATATGGGGGAGTTGATTTAAGAGATTGCATTAGAGACAAGATATCGGGAACTGTTGATGACGCAAATAAAACAGTTACATTTGATGCAAAAAATGTGAATGATCAGTTATTGTCACCCGTTGGTATGTTTGAAGAAAATACAGTTTACACCATAGTGCTGTATGGATACACAAAAAACCCAGATGGTGATCTTGTTAGCCATACAAATTGTAGGCTCAGATATACAGATGGAACTTATGAAAATTTTCAATTTGAAACAGGCTACAGTACAGGTGCTGTGTATGCAGTTATCCATACGGGAAACAATAAGTCAGTCGCTGGTTTATATGGTGCCTACCTCACTGGTTCTACTACGCTTTATTACGAGGAGTGTGGTGTGTATTTGGGAAATATTACTGATTTCTCACAAAAGGAACCCTACAAAAGATTCCAATCTCTCACACTTTCAACACCAAACGGATTGTCTGGTCTGCCAGTATCAGTTAACGGAAATTACACGGATGAGAACGGGCAGCAGTATATCTGTGATGAGGTTGACTTGGAGCGAGAAGTTTATGTGCAGAGGGTTGGTGTAATTGATGGGTACACCAATGAGGACATAAAAGCACCTTATATATCAACCACAGGGCAATTATCAATAGGTGCAAAGGTTTTATATGTTCTTCCTGAACCAATCGAAACGCCTCTCAGTGAAGAGGAAATCACAGCATATAAAACTCTGCATACAAACTATCCGAACACTACTATTTATAATGACGATGGGGCATATACGGAAGTTAAGTATGTGGCTGATACGAAAATCTACCTTGATGGTATATTTGCGAAAGAAATTGCTGCTGGCGACAAGGTTATAACTTTGCGAGATATTCACACTAGACTTGTTGCTCTTGAAAGTGAAAACGCAGAACTTAAATCTGCTTTAGATGATATGATTAAAAATGAATAATAAATGAGGTGACAACATGAGTTTAGCAGAAAAATTCAAATCGTTATTTAGTAGTATAAAACAAGATATTAATACTATAAAAGGTCAAACAAAGAAGATGCACAAGAATGGGGCATTATAATGCTAAGTCATATGCCTGTTAACTGGAGTGCCCAGTTAACAAATTTCGTAGATGCATACATATCAGGTGAAAGTGTAACTGTGACAGCAGTAGATAATACAAGTGTTACTATTGATTTTTCTGGCAAGAATGATGCTGAATTTATCTGTGCCATAAATGGACATACACACAATTATCGTTATTCACAGATTGGAACAAATAACTTCTGGCAGATTGCAGTACCTCAAGTGTGTGCAGGACGATATAACGAGTATGGCACATCTTATCCAGAAGTCGGAGGTGAACTTGATAGTAACGGAGATCCTGTTTATTACTATAAAACTGCAGGAACTGAAAAAAGCACAAGCTTTGTTGTATTTGTGATTGACAGGAAGAATAAGCAGATACAAGCTATTCACTTTGGTGCAGGGATAGATAGAGTAATAAAATATGGGGATGATGTCGAAAATGAAACTCCTGAAACATCCACCTACACCAATGTTGTGCCGATTTCTCAATGTGCAGATAGTACAGAAGTATATAACGGGGGGGCTTGGCTATAAAAACGGATATTATATATCTTCTACCAATGGTAACGAAAGTACGAAATCGGGGCATGTTGTAACAGGTATGATACCGTATAAAGTTAGTTCTGGTAGTGTGCCACCTCCTACGATTTATATTAAAGGTGGAACAGTAGACCGCATTGGTGCTTATCTCGAAGATAAATCATTTAAAAGTATTGTATACGGTGGATTGACTAATGCGGAAATTGGTGTGAATTATTACACATATACACCAGAAATAGGTGATACGGGTAATTGTAAATTATATGAAAATTATGGAAACATAAGTTATTTACGATTTGACGTTATTATGAATGACGGCACAGAGTTGATAATTACGTTGGATGAGCCGATAGAGTAAATACAAAGAATTATATTGATAACAAAATAGCCAATGAGGTTGCAAAGCTCACGGTATCTATAACTACATAAGGAGAAATACAATGACAGTTTCGGAATTATTATCAATAATAATACGCATTGGCTCTGTTCTTGGTGCTTTTGGGGTAATTATAGCCGCTTTTACGGCGGCTATGAATTATCTTCTTAAACCAATAAAAACAGAGCTTAGAAAGAATGATGTAAGGCAATGCAGGATATTCCTCGTAGGTTTTCTATGCGATATAGAAAACGGAGTAGAGAAGGACGAGGTACAGTGGAAGCTTGCACACGAAATATATGACCATTACAAAGAGGACCTTAAGGAGAACTCATATGTACACGATAAGTGGGAAAGGGTGGTTAACAATGGGAACAATGAATAAGATACTTGCCTTAATAGGAATTACAGCATTGATATTCATATCTGTTTGCTTTGTGTTTGCCTGGAAGTCTAAGACGGTTCCAGATTCTCTTATAATGGGCTTTTTTGGTGCTATAGGTGCAGAAGGTTTCATAATGGGTTGGATTAAAAATGTTAAGCAAAAGAAGGGAAGTAGTGTAGATGAATGAGACTTTTGCAATATTAATTATAATTTTTGGTGCGGTTGCAGCGATAGTATCACTTATCACAGAATTTATTAAAGATACGGAGTATCTTAAGAAGATACCTACTATGTGGGTTGTGATGACGCTTTCTGTACTTATGTGGATATACATATATATGAGTGCGTGCAGTATGGGATTCTGCCGTGGTGAATGGTATATAGCTGTGGCAGCTATCATTGTAGGATTGCTTGATGCCTGTCTTGCGTCATATGGTTGGGAAAAGATTTATAGAAGATTTATAGAATTTGTCAGGGGTGTTAATTATGGTAAAAAAACTGATTAATATTGCTCTTGCCGAGGTTGGATACCTAGAAAAGAAAAATAACACTTCTCTCGATTCCAAAATGGGAAACTCAGGTAACAAAAATTACACGAAATACGCCAGGGATATGGCAAAATATCATAGCGGAATATATGCCAATGGTTATGCCTGGTGTGATACCTTCGTTGATTGGTGCTTTATGAAGGCCTTCGGTGCAGAAAAGGCAAAGGAACTCATACACGGATGGTCTGCGTATACACCGACTTCTGCATCTTATTACAAGCAAAAAGGCGAATGGCATACATCACCCAAAATTGGAGACCAGATATTCTTCAAAGGAACAAACGGAGTGATTTGCCATACAGGACTTGTTTATGGTGTAGATGCCAATTATGTATATACTGTTGAGGGTAACACTTCCTCTGTAAACGGAGTAGTAGATAACGGCGGGTGCGTTGAAAAGAAGAAGTACAAGCTAAATTATAACCGTATTGCAGGCTATGGCAGACCGAAATATCCCAAGAGGGAATATAATACCGTTGGTGAAATTGTAGATGAGCTTAGTGCAAGAGGTATTATAACAGATACAAATCTGTGGATGCGAAAGCTTAATGAGGATAAATTCTGTTACGCCTTTGCAAAGAAATGCGCAGAGCAAACCGAAAACTGTACCGGGAAGCAGGAACTTACAACAGTCAATGATATTGTGTGGGAGCTAAATCATATGGGCATTATGGATGCCAAGGACTTTTGGTTAGACAAGCTATCTAAGGACACCCCTGCATACTGGCTTGCAAGAAAGATTGCTTTTATGACCCGAAGAGCAAAAAAGTTTCATTTTACATCTTGATTTTGTGTATAATTATATATACAATATAAATATGAAGGGCGTACGTGAGCGTATGATTCATTTTAGACCTCCGATTACATAATCGACAAAAAGGACCGACTGTTCAGAGCCGGTCCTTTTTACTGCGTAAAATCTTTGTGGCTTTTTTATAATTTTTCCATCCTAATTTCTGCCCGCAACGATCACAAAAAGCTTGATATTCTCGTTCGAATGAGTTATTGCATCTTGGGCAAATGGCGAAAGAATAACCATTTTCAGCAACTATAGCGTGTGTAACAGTAAGCTCGTCACGATATGACAGCTTTTCGTCCGTGGGTTCATCAACCCTTAGTAGCTCCGCTACAGAACAGCCTACATATGCACAGATTTTTTGTAAGGTACTGAGTCTTGGGTTAGTTCTCTCGCGCTCTATCTGGTTTAAAATATCAAGGCTTATGTCGCATTCCATAGCAAATTTCAATTGAGATAGTTTCATTTCAGTTCGTATCTTTTTAACATTCTTTGCAAGTGCAATGATTTCAGGCATGTTGACATCCTCTTTTCTGCAAAATTCGACAATACAAGTTTACAGACAAATTGGTATTTTATCTGCGGATTATATTCGTATTTTGCATAGTGTATTTATATGTCAACAAGTGTGGGTTAATTCATCGGCACACTCTCCCGAAAGTGCCACAGTAACGTGTTTTTTAATTTCACCGCAAAATAGCAAAAGCGAAGAATCAACATCTGCCATACCGGGCAAATCTCTTGCGTCAACCGCTTTAAAGAGTGCTTGTGCAAGCTCCGGTGTATCTATTGTAACAAGGTGGTGGTCGCTGTCTAGATATTTTTGCATAATATCAATGTAGATTTCATCGGAATTTGGTTGGAATTTACTTTTTTTAAAGTACTTGTCGTTATCACGATATGTTACAGAAAATGTCGTAAGCTTTTGACCGCGTCTTTTCATATATGACGCTGCTACAGATGAAATAATGCTCGAATCAAGACCGCCTGATAAAAATGTTCCGATGGGAACATCAGATACAAGCTGTCTTTCTATGGCATCTTTAACCAAAAAGCGAACCTTTTCTATCGTTTGGTCCTTGCTGTCAGTGTGCTTTTGTCCACTCACATCCCAATAGCATTTTGTTGTTAAACCATCTTTAGTATAGTATAAATAGTGACCTCTCTTAAGTTCGTTTATCCCCTTAAACACTCCGTATCCCGGAGTTCGTCCGGGACCTATGAGCATAAGCTCTGCAATGGACTTTATGTCGGCTACTGCTCTTATTTCAGGGTGTAAAAGTATCGATTTAATTTCCGATGCAAATACAAGCCTTTTATCCTCCAGATTATAGAAAAATGGTTTGACACCCATTTTATCCCTTGCTGCAAAAAGCCGTTTTGCTCTTTTCTCCCATACTGCAAAGGCGAATATGCCATTTAACATATCTACGCATTTTTCACCGTATAGTGCATAGAGCATCAGTACGACCTCTGTGTCGGACTTTGTGCGCAGTGTTATACCGTTTTGTTCCAGCTTTTTTCTAAGCTCACAGGTGTTGTAAATTTCGCCGTTATATACTATTGTATAGGTTTCGTCCCTGTAAAAAGCCGTCATTGGCTGCTTGCCGTTTTCCACATCAATTACTGCAAGTCTTGCGTGTAGAAGAATAGCGTTATCGTCTTCATATATTCCATCAGAATCGGGACCGCGTCTCTTCATTGAAGCAACCATAGCTCTGTGGTAATCAGATACAGAGAGCAATGAGTTGTAATCTATTTCACCGCCTATGGAGCACACATTTATCACCTCAGTTTAATATATGTAAAATTGTGTAATTTGACACATAAATATTATTTATATGGCGGTAAGTTGGCTATTAAATGCACTTTACTTTGAGACAAAGCTGTGGTATAATTTTCTATATATCAATCTTTGGAGGAACGCGTATGACTCAAAAGGAATTGGCGTTAAAGCAACATTATGACTGGAAGGGAAAGATAGAGGTTGTTTCAAGGACACCTATAAAAAACAAGGAACAACTATCTTTAGCTTATACCCCCGGTGTTGCAGAGCCTTGCCTTGAAATTAATAAAGATTATTCTAAGTCCTTTGACCTTACAAGAAGATGGAATATGGTTGCGGTAATTACAGACGGTACTGCTGTTCTGGGACTTGGCGATATAGGTCCTGAGGCAGGTATGCCTGTTATGGAGGGCAAATGTGCATTGTTTAAGGAGTTTGCCGATGTAGATGCTTTTCCGCTTTGCATACGCTCAAAGGATGTTGATGAAATTGTCAGAACGATATATCTTATTTCAGGAAGCTTTGGCGGGATTAATCTTGAGGATATAAGTGCACCCAGGTGCTTTGAAATAGAGAAAAAGCTTAAGGAAATATGTGACATTCCCGTGTTTCACGATGATCAGCACGGCACGGCAATTGTTGTCGGTGCAGCACTTATAAATGCGATAAGGTGTGTAGAAAAGGATATTAAAAATATAAGGTGTGTTATAAACGGTGCAGGCTCTGCCGGTATTGCAATTGCCAAGCATCTTATAAATCTCGGTGTGGAAAATCTTATCCTTTGCGACAAATTCGGAATCATATGTGAGGGTATGGCAAATCTCAACAAAGCCCAAATGGATATGAGCCTTATAACAAACAGGTGTAAGCTAAAGGGCACACTTTCTGATGCTATGAAAGGTGCAGATGTATTTATAGGCGTGTCTGCTCCGGGTGTTGTTACAGGCGATATGATACGCTCTATGGCAGATAATCCCATAGTATTTCCAATGGCGAATCCTGTGCCAGAAATTCACCCTGACGAAGCTTTGGAAAATGGTGCATATATCGTTGGGACGGGTCGCTCGGACTTTAATAATCAGATTAATAATGTTCTTGCATTTCCCGGAATATTCCGAGGTGCGTTAGATGTAAGGGCTAAGGATATAAACGAAGAGATGAAGCTTAGTGCATCGTATGCCATAGCATCGCTTGTTGCAGATGATGAGCTTGGTCCTCAATACATACTCCCTCCTGCATTTGACGAGAGAATAGGGAAGACTGTTGCCAAAGCGGTAGCAGATGCCGCAATAAAAAGCGGCGTAGCAAGAATATAAATTGGAGGTAATACATATGAATCAAGGAAAAATTAAACCAATGCTCTTTTCAACCCTAAAGAGCTACGACAAGGCTAAGTTTTTAAAGGACCTTATTGCAGGTATAATAGTTGCAATAATTGCCCTTCCGTTGTCAATAGCACTTGCTATCGCATCCGGCGTTTCTCCTGAAAAAGGTATTCACACTGCTATAATTGCAGGATTTATGATATCCTTTTTGGGCGGCAGCCGTGTGCAGATAGGCGGTCCTACTGCGGCGTTTGTAGTAATCGTGGTTGGAATTATTGCCAAATTTGGTTTAGAGGGACTTATTCTTGCGACCATAATGGCGGGTATAATACTTGTTATTATGGGGTTTTGCAATGTTGGCTCACTTATTAAGTTTATACCCTCGACGATTACGGTTGGCTTTACCGCAGGTATTGCTGTAACTCTTTTTGTACAGCAGCTTAAGGATTTTATGGGTCTTAGCATAGAATCTGTGCCGTCGGAGTTTTTTGAAAGGATAGTTTGCTATATTGACAATATCGGTACAATAAATCCTTACGCAATATTGGTAGGCGCAATAGCGCTTATAATAATGATTGTACTTCCGCGCATAAACGAAAAAATCCCTGCATCCCTTGTAGCTATAATCGTTACAACTCTCGTGGTTAAATTTTTAGACCTTAATGTAGCTACAATAGGAAGTGTTTACGGCGAGCTTTCGGCGTCGTTCCCGACTCCAAGACTTCCAAAAGTCAGTATGACGATGATAAAGGAGCTTATATCTCCTGCCTTTACGATTGCAATTCTTGCAGCGATAGAATCTCTTCTTTCCTGCGTTGTTTCCGATGGTATGATAGGCAGCCGTCATCGTTCAAACACAGAGCTTGTAGCACAGGGTGTTGGTAATATTTGCTCAGGTATTTTCGGCGGAATTCCTGCAACAGGTGCCATAGCAAGGACCGCTGCAAATGTTAAAAACGGAGGAAGAACCCCTGTGGCAGGTATGGTCCACGCTGTTGTACTTGCACTTATAATGGTTCTTCTTATGCCTTACGCATCTTTAATACCAATGACAACACTTTCTGCAGTGCTTATAATTGTTGCGTACAATATGAGTGGCTGGAGAGAATTTATATCAATGCGCAAGTCTCCAAAGAGCGACTATACTGTTCTTCTTATAACATTTGTCCTTACGGTGTGCTTTGACCTCGTGGTTGCAATTGAGGTTGGTATGATTGCGGCTGCTTTGCTCTTTATGAGCCGTATGGCAAATACTGCCGATGTACGCAAATGGACAGATTTTGAAGATGGCTTTGACGAGACAAGCGACCCGGATTCCATAAATCTTATAAAAACTCCTAAAAATACGGTTGTTTATGAAATTACAGGACCTATGTTCTTCGGTGCATCGGATAAGCTTATGGGAATACTTTCGGAATCCAGAAAGAATCACAAGGTAATGATACTTCGTATGAGAGGTGTTCCTGCTCTTGATGCAACGGCATCAAAGACTCTTGCAGATATTTACAGCCAGTGTAAAGATAATGGTATCACTCTTGTTATATCCCATATTAATGAGCAGCCGTTGTCTGTACTCAAAAAGCAGGGATTATATGAAGAAATAGGAGAGGAAAACTTTGCTATAAACATACACGAAGCAATAGAAAGAGCACAAGTAATAGTAGGAGAGATAAGCACCATAGTCTAATTAAGCTTAAGTAACTCAGTGCAAAATTTTAATAATACTTACATCATATATAAAGATGGATTGAGAAATAAAAAACGACAAGCATATGCTTGTCGTTTTTTGGCGACCGAGAAGGGGCTCGAACCCTCGACCTCCAGCGTGACAGGCTGGCATTCTAACCAACTGAACTACT